TCTCCACGGTCAGGCACAGCCCTAGCGCCTATGCCTTCCGCGCTAGGGCTGTGCCTGACCGTGGAGATCCAGGCCGGCCTTCTTGTACATACATTTAAATAGAACGAACCCGGACGGTTGCAGCCGTCACGGGTTCTTTTTGTCGAACTATTGGAGGTAGTTCAACATGGAACAGTATAACCAGAATCGTTTTCCTGTAGAGAACCCTGAGCGGGGTCAGTGCCACTGGTGTGGAGAGACTGGATTCCCAACTGGTTCACGAAATCCACGTCGTTACTGTTGTGATTGGTGCCGTGACTCGATGCATATTTACCGGTCATCGGGGCGGGTGCGTACAGACAAGCGAGTTACAAAGGTCGAAGTTCCAACGCATTGCAAGGGTTGTGGTGCCGAGCTTGACCAGTCGGGTTGTCGTAATCCGCGTGTGTGGTGTTCAGCTACTTGCCGGGTTCGCTACTACAGGGAGAATAAGCCTGGGTATAAGGAGCATGCCGCGAAACTAGCCCATGAGCGTGCGGTAGCGGCTGAGCTTGCTAAACCACCGCGTCCTCGTTGCGCGAATTGTGGGGCTGAGATGGCACGGCGAGATACAAGCAGGTTCTGTTCAATGCCTGATTGTAGGGCTATGGCTGCTCGTGAATATCGTGACCGTCAGCCGAAATGTTCTGTTGATGGGTGTGTGAATAGGGTTATAGCCTTGGGGCTCTGTGGGTCTCACTATTCGACGAAGTGGCGAAAGATTAATCCCGGTAAGGCGTCGTTGACGCGGAGTCGTTATCGCGCTCGTAAACGTGGCGCGTTTGTTGAGGATGTTGATTCTCTGGCGGTTTTTGAGAGGGATAAGTGGACTTGTGGGATTTGCGGAGAGCCTATCCCTAAGAGAGCTAAATGGCCGGACGTTAAGAGTGCGTCGGTTGACCATGTAGTTCCTTTGAATTGCGGCGGGAAACATGAGATGAAAAATGTTCAAGCTGCGCATCTTGGATGCAATAGCGCGAAGCGTGATAAGGGCGCTGGCGACCAACTCGCATTGATTTAAGGAGGTTGTGATGGCTGGTAAGGGTGCTTTACCGAAGCCTGCTGAGAAGTTGGCAGGGCATGGTGCGCGTAAGAAGCGTAATTCTCAGATGACGGTGTTGGTTTCTGACCCGGTTTCACAGCCGCCGTTGCCGGAGTTTCGCCCTGGTGGTGAGGATTGGCCTGAGCAGACTGTGAAGTGGTGGGAGATGTGGCGTGATGACCCGCTTGCCGCTGAGTTTCGCGAGGTTGATTGGGCTGAGCTTCTTGATTGTGCTTTGGTTCATGCTGAAGTGTGGTCTGGGAATGTGAAAATGGCGAATGAGCTTCGTTTGCGGACTCAGATGTTTGGTACTACGGCTGAGTCGCGTGCGCGTCTGCGTGTTCAGTTTGCGGCTGCGGATGAGGCGGATGATAAGCGTGAGCGTCGTCGTTCTGGTTCGTCTGGGGCGTCGGCGTATAAGGGTTTGCGTGTAGCTAAGTAGGTGGTTTTTCCTTGCCTTTTAAGCCGTTGTATGAGGGGGAGATTCCGTCTCTTGGTTGGTTAGTTCTGGATTGGGTGACTGAGTTTTTGGCTCAGCCGGATATGGCTGAGTATCGCCCTTTGCATTTGACTAATGAGCAGGCTCAATTTGTGCTTAATTGGTATGCGCTTGACCCTAAGACTGGTAAGCGTCGCTATCGGCGTGGCGTGTGGTCGCGCCCGAAGGGGCACGGCAAGAGTCCGCTAATGGGCGCGTTGGGTGCTGCTGAGGCGATGGCCCCGGTTGTGTTTGATGGGTGGGATGCGGATGGTCGTCCTGTGGGGAAGCCGTGGGATGAGGTTCGTACTCCGTTGGTTCAGTTTGCTGCGGTGAATGAGGACCAGACTCGTAACGCTTATGAGCCGCTTCTTGAGATGTTACGTAATGGCCCTGCGATTGATGAGTACAACATTGACCCAATGGAAACGTTTGTGGCGTTGGAATCGGGTCGTATTGAGTTCGTTACGGCTGCGGCGTTGTCTAAAGAAGGTCAGCGCCCTGTGTTTGCGGCGATGGATCAGACTGAGGGTTGGGTGAAGAATAACGGCGGTGTTCGTCTGGCGTCTGTTATTCGTCGTAATGCTGGCAAGATTGGCGGCACGACGTTGGAGACGCCTAATTCTTATCGCCCTGGTTCTGAGTCTGTTGCTGAGCAGACGTTCAATTATGCGCAGGCGATTAATGAGGGGCGTACTCGTGATGATGGTCTGCTTATGGATCATCGTGAAGCGCCGCCCGATACTGACATGTCGGATAAGGACTCGCTGCTGGCGGGGTTGCGGTTCGCGTATGGTGATTCCGCTAAGGATGCGGGCGGTTGGGTTGACCTTGACCGTATTGTGCGTGAGATTTGGGACCCGGCGACTGACCCGCAGGATGCACGGCAGTATTACCTGAATCAGGTGACGCATGCGTCTGATGCGTGGCTGTCTCAGCCTGAGTGGTTGGCGTGTGAAGACCGCGACAAGGTCGTGCGTCCCGGTGACCGTATTGTTCTTGGTTTTGACGGTTCTTTGGGGCGTGCTCGTGGTAATGCGGATGCGACTGCTTTGGTTGGTATGCGTGTTTCTGACCGTCATTTGTTTGAGATTCATATTTGGGAAGCTCGGCAGGGTGAGAAGGATTGGTCGGTTAATCCTGTTGAGGTTGACCGTGAAGTCCGTAAGGCTTTTGAGGATTACAAGGTGGTTGGGTTTTATGCTGACCCGTCGCATTGGCAGACTCATGTGGCTGAGTGGGAGGCGTCGTTTGGGCGTCGTTTGCGGGTGAAGGCTTCGGCTCGTGAGCCGATTTCGCATTGGCCGCGTGGTAAGAACTCGTCGGTGTCGCAGCTTGTGGAGGAATTTCGTATGGCTGTGGTGACGGGTGAGATTTCGCATGATGGTTCGCCTGCGGTGATGCGTCATGTTTTGAATGCGCGTAGGCGTGCTACGCGTACTGGGTATTTGTTGTATAAGGAGTTTCCTGAGTCGCCGAACAAGATTGATGCTGCGTATGCGTCGATGTTGTCTTTTAAGGCGTGTATGGATGCTCAATCTAAGGGTATGGGGCGTAAATCGTCTGGTGCCAGGTTTGTTTCTATGGCTTAGGAGGTTGTGATGGTTGGCGGTTTTGAGCGTCAAGCGGTGGCCGACATTGAGCGCCTCCGGTCGCGGTTGACGGCGTATCAGGCGGCGAATTGGGAGAAGCAGCGTTATTACGATGCGAAGTCTCGTGTGAAGGATTTGGGTATTTCTTTGCCTCCTGCTCTTAGGTCGATTGACTCTGTGATGGGTTGGCCGGGCACGGTTGTGGACGTGTTGGATGAGCGCCTTGATTTTGAGGGTTGGTCTGAGACGTTTGTTGATGACGTGTTTCGGGATAATGACCTTGATGTTGAGGCCCCTCTTGCTCATGTTGATGCGCTGATTTATGGCGTGTCGTATGCGACTGTTACTTCTGGTGGCCCGGGCGACCCTGATGTGTTGGTGGATATGGTTCCGCCGACTCAGATGGTTGGTGTGCGTAATAACCGCAGTCGTGCGTTGTCTGAGGCTGTGCAGTTCATTGATTCTTCGGATGATGGTGTGCGCAGTGTTGACCGTGCTGTGCTGTTCCGTCCTGATGAGACTGTGTGGTTGGTTAACGATAATGGTTGGCAGGTTGAGCGTGTGGATACGCACCGGTTGGGGCGTGTTCAGGCGGTTCAGTTTGTGAATCGTATGCGTGGTTCGAAGCTTGGCGGCAGGTCGGAGATTACTCCGGCTGTGATGTCTTATACGGATTCTGCGCTGCGTACGTTGGTTGAGGCTGAGGTGGCGCGTGAGTTTTATGCGGTGCCGCAGCGTTATGTTCTGGGTGCGCCGGAGTCGTTTTATTTCAATGAGGATGGTTCGAAGCGTTCTGGTTGGGATGCGATTTCGGGCAAGATTCTGGGTATTGAGCGTGACCCTGATACGGGGGATATGCCGTCGATGGGTTCGTTTCCTGCTTATGCGATGTCGCCGTTTTTTGAGCAGGTTCGTCATTATTCGCAGTTGTTGGCGGCTGAGACTTCTATTCCGCCGACGTATTTGGGGTTTGTGACTGATAATCCGTCTTCTGCTGATGCTATTCGTATGGCGGAGAATCGTCTTGTGAAGCGTGCTGAGCGTCGCCAGGGCATGTTTGGTAAGGCGTGGACTGAGATTGGTCGTTTGGCGTTGATGGTTCGTGATGGGCGTAGTTTCGATGCTTTGTCTGATGAGGAGTTGAGTATGCGTCCGATGTGGCGTGATGCTGCTACTCCGACGAAGGCGGCGGCGATGGACCAGGTGCAGAAGGGTATTTCTGCTGGTGTTCTTACGCCTACTGGTGATTACACGATGAAGTTGTTGAGCATGTCTCCGCAGGATAAGGAGATGCTACGGAAGGACCGCGCTAGGGATTCGACTAGTGCTTTGCAGCGTCTTGTGTCCACGACTAGCGCCCTTGAGCAGCCCGCCACCGTTGACCCTGGAGTGGAGGGTGAGTCTGATGCCGATTAGTACTGATTGGGGCACTCCTGCGCAGAAGGCTGAGGCATCTGCTTACCATTCGGCGTTTGAGTTGCTGCAATCAAAGTTGGAGCGGGATGTGTCTCGTATTTGGGCGCAGTCTTTGCGGTTCAATGACTATCAGCAGCAGCGTATCTTTCTGTCGAATATGCTGTGGGATTTGCAGCAGGTGTATGGCAAGGATGCTGTGTCGCTGGCGGCGGAGTACCTGAATTATTTGCGTGATGGTACGGATTTGCCGATGTATTTGTCTCCTTCTGCGATGTTGAAGGAGGTGAATGCTGCGGTGGGTGTGTCGTTGGCTTCGGCGGAGCCTGCTGTGGTGTTGCAGGGGTCGATGCAGCGGTTGGTGATGAATTCGTATCGGGACACGATGATGGGTTCTGCGATTGTTGCGAAGCGGAAGTTTGCTCGTGTGGCTGAACCTGGTGCGTGCCCTTTTTGTTTGATGCTCGCTAGTCGTGGTGCTGTGTATTTGTCGAAGCAGCAGGCCACTTTTGTGGGCGCTACTGGTTTCCGCACTCGTTACAGTAACGGGCGTGACCGTGGGCGTCGTATGATGCTCGGCAGGGTTCGTGGTTCGCGCCCTGCTGGTGCGAAGTTCCATGACCATTGTCGCTGCCATGTAGTTGAGGTGGCTGATGAGTCTGAGTTGCCGGAGTCAAATAAGTGGCTGGAGCAGGCGTGGGGTGAAGCTACTAGCGATGTTGATGGCATGAAAGAACAGCAGGCTGCTTGGGCTAAGTGGCTGAGCGAGAATGATGTGCCTTGGGAGCCATCCAAGGTGGCGTAGATGGTCTTTGGCCAGGTTCGACTCCTGGCGTACGCACTAACCTTTTCCGGCCCGTCTAGCGCGATGCTAGGCGGGTTTTGTCGTGGGGAGGGTAGGCCGCGATGGCCGAACATTTGGAAGGAGACTTATGTCTGAGCAGGACACTAGCCAGGACACTGCTAACGAGCAGACCGAGGGCGCAGAAACCACCACTGATAACGCTGATTCTGGTGAGAAGCAGACTGAACTAGGCGACGCCGGTAAGAAAGCACTCGATTCTGAGCGCACGGCTCGCAAGGATGCGGAGAAGCAGGCTAAGGCCGCTGCCGCACGTGTAGCTGAGGTTGAAGCGGAGTTGGAGAAGGCGCGTGCTGCCGCTGAGGAGGCCGCGAAGGCCCGGACGGCGCTGGAGCATGAGAACACGGTGCGTGAAGTCATTGCCGAAGCAGGACTACCCGAGGAGGTGGCCGCGTTCCTTGGTGATGGTGATAAGGATGCGCTCGTGAAGCGTGCCGAGGAGTTCAAGGGCATTGCTGAGGCAATGTTCGCAGCTCGTCGACCGCAGCCAGTGCCGGAGGCGGGACAGGCAAGTGTGCCTCGTCGTTCGACTGGTGACCAGTTTGCTCAGGCTATTGGGCCTCTTTTCAATCACTAGATTGACACTACTTTTTGAAAGGAGATAGCGATGGCTATTGACATTAATCGCGGCACTTCCGGAGTCATTAAGCTCCCTGCCGAGGTTTCTTCTGAGATTTGGTCTAATACCCTCGAAAATTCTGCTGTGCAGGCTCGTGCCCGTAAGGTGGCGCTACCGGCTGGTGGTCTTACTATCCCGATGATTACCGGCGACCCGGAGGCGGGTTGGGTTAATGAGACTGATGAGAAGCCGGTCTCTGATTCCAAGTTTGGTTCTAAGGTGATGACCCCGTACAAGATGGCGGTCATTGAGCTGTTCTCTGATGAGTTCCGCCGTGACCTGCCGGGACTGTATGCGGAGCTGGTTCGTCGTCTTCCGTACGCGCTTGGCCGTAAGTTTGATAAGGCAGCGCTTGGTATTGAGGAAGCGCCGGGTACTGGTTTCGACACTCTGGCGGATGCGCCGGAGATTGCTCTGGACGGCACCATTAAGCCGTTCCTGTCTGGCCTGAAGTCCGTGGCCGCGAACAAGGGTGTTGTTGATGGTTGGACTCTCACCGAGGAGGCCCGCGTTGACGCTCTCAACATTGCGGACTCTATGAACCGCCCGCTACTGGTTTCTGACTATTCCACCGCAGGCCAGGTTGGCACCATTCTGGGCAAGCCGGTATCCACCACCCGCGCCATTGACGGTTCTAACGTCGCTGGTTTTGCGGGCGAGTGGTCCTCTGCTGTGTGGGGTGCGGTTGAGGATATTCAGATTGATATCAACGACCGTGGCTCCGTTACCCGCGGTGGCGAGCAGATTAACCTCTGGCAGCGCAACATGTTCGCAGTTCGCGCCGAGATTGAGGTTGGTTTCGTTCTGCGCGACCCGAAGCGCTTCGTGAAGTTCACCTCCGCTGGTGATTCTGGTGCTGGTGAGTCTGGCTCTGGTGATTCTGGCGCTGGTGCCTAGTTCATCCTGAAGCTTATGACCCGTGAAGGGGGTGATGTTGATGTCTGATGACCGTACCAAGATTCGACGCGGAGACACGGTGCTGTCTGTTGTCCCCGAGCAGGTGGAGCATTGGGAGAAGCTGGGCTATGCGCGGGAAGCTGCCCCGAAGCGTACGACTCGCAAGCGGACCGCAGCGAAGGGGAGTGATAAGTGATGTTTGAGCTTCCTGAGTTGGCGGAGTTTCTGGAAATTCCGGTGGATGAGTTGAATGCGACTAAGGTTCGTATTCTTTCATCGAAGGCGGAGGTTCTGATTCGTCAGTACGCAACTCTGCCTGATGATGTTGGGGAGTGGCCGCAGGATGTTCGAGACCTTGGGCTAACAGTGGTAGCTCGCGCTATCACACAGTCCGATGTTGAGGGCGTCGCGTCGGAGTCCACGACGGCGGGGCCTTTTTCCACATCGCGGTCGTATTCTACGGATGCGGGCACGGTGTGGCTGACTAAGGCGGAAAAGCAGATGCTTCGCCGGTCTGGTGGCTCCCAGGCGTATGGGGTTTCTATGATTCCTGCTGACCGTGAGGATTATCGCTTTTGGCGTAACAGCTGGGAGTGGTAGCCGTGGCGTTTATTCCACTGAAACAGTCGTTGGAGTTCATGGAGCCGGGGAAGACTGTGGACAGGTTTGGCAATGAGCGCCCCACTGGTGGTGATTGGGCGAAGCGCCCTGTTGCGTCGTGGTGGGTGGACATGAGCCAAGAAGAACACGGTGATTCTGTACTGCGGACTGTAGACATGCTGCATATTCATATGCATCCTGGGGATGCACCGCCTGCTGATGGGCAGGTACGTACCCCGGATGGGCAGGTGTGGCAGGTGCAGGGCCATGTGCAGGACTTCAATCATGGTTGGCATGGTTGGGCTCCTGGGTTGATGGTTGTTGATTGTAGGAAGGTGGAGGGCTAGTTGGGCAAGCCGATTAAGTGGAATATGGCCGCTTATGACGAGATTCGTACCATGTCTTCTACTAGGGCTGCGGTTGATGGTGCTGCCGATAAAGTGCGCCAGCGTGCTGAAGCTGTGTCCCCATCGCCGGTGGTTCGTACGTACGAGGCAAACGGGCGAGTTACTAACTTCGATGGGAAGTCTCGTTACCGTGTGTATGTGCGTTCAGCGGACTATGCGGCGTCGTATTCGCAGGCGAAGCACAACACCCTGTTGAAGGCGTTGGGTGGTGCGTGATGATAACTGCCGTTGAGTACATACTGGATGCGCTCCATAAGTTGACAGGCTTACCCACGTTCACTCACGTGCCAGCCAAGCGACCACCGATGTTTATCCGCGTGGAACCGTCCGCCCCGGAGGCTTATTCCCCCGCGTATGACAAGGTCTTCATGGTTGTTGAGGTCTACGGGCGTTGGCAAGACATGGAGGCGGTACTGGAAACCATCTACCGGTGCCGAGAATATCTGCGGTTCACAATTTCTACTGACTACCCGGCAATAGTTGGGTGGGATGAGATGAGCGGACCGCATGAGCTAAATGACCCTGATATTGAAGAAACGCATACGCGCTGGCAGTTAGCTGGCCATGCGTACCAAGCACTCACCTAGATGGTGGGTGCTTTTTTCATGCCAAAAATCGTGAGTTAGGAGACTCGAAATGGCTGATGCACGTAATCGCGACTATGTAGTTGTTGGTGCCCCAGACGTCAACGCGACCGGTGGGCTGCTTCTGGGTGATGTTCAGAAGAATTCCACTAACTTTCCGAAGGACGCATCCTCTGAACTGCCAGCTGGTCTTAATGCCAAGCCGGCCGGTTTCATCGGCGAGGACGGCCTGACTAAGACCGTTGACCGCTCCACGGAGAAGATTAAGGACTGGAACAAGGACACCGTCATCGTCCTGGAAACTGACCACTCTGTGGTTGTGAAGTTCACTTTCCTTGAAGCTGCGAACGCTAATGTTCTGCGCGCTGTCTACGGTGCGGACAACGTCACTATTGAGGGCAAGAACATCACCGTGGCTGATGCTGCTGGTGAACTACCACACTTCTCGTTTGTTGGTGAGTTGAACGGTGGTGAGGGCAAGAAGGGCCGCGTGTTCGTCCCCGATGCTCAGGTAACCAGTGTTGGTGACATTACTTTCCAGAAGGATGATGTCATCAAGTATGAGGTTGAGATTGAGTGTTTCGCGGTGGATAACAAGAAGTTCATTGCGCACTTTGAGGTGCCGGAGGGGACTGATTCTCCATCTGGTGATTCCCCGGCTGGTGATTCCCCGGCTGGTTCTACCGATGGTGATGCTGGCGCCTCTGCCTAATGGGCGCGGCGGGCTAGGGGAGTAGGGAGACGCCCCTAGCCCACCCTAAACGTCTCCCACAATCTTTCATTTCATATTTCAATAGGAGGTCTCCCAATGTCTGTTAAGAACACTAAGAAGTCGAAGGCCAATACTTTTACTTACACCTTTGACGGTAAGACCATCACCTTGCCGAAGTTTGGTGAGTTCCCGTTCGGAATCATCCGTAAGCTCCGCAAACTAGCGGAAGAAGAACAGTTCTACAGCCTGCTGGAACTCGTAACCAAGGATGACCCTAAGACCTTAGACATCATTGATGAGATGTATGCCGATGATGTTGTTGACCTGGTCACCGCTTGGCAGGAGGATGCGGGTGTTTCGTTGGGGGAATCGGTAGAGTCTGCGGACTCCTAGATGACCCTAAGCAGCGCCGCGCCTTGGAGGGGGATTTAATCCGCTCTGGCTTGCGGCTGCGCTGGTTTATGTCTGGTGACCCTGATTACCAGTTGCAGGATTTGGTTGCTTTTATTGAATCTTCTCCAAGAGATTCAGCGTTAACGATGCTGGCTTTGGGTGACGATGCTGGCTGGGGTGTACAGGAGGATTTGTCGGCGATTATTGCTGACAGGTTGGGGTGGATTCATTTCGCCCTAGTGGGGCAGAAGGGTGATGAGCCTCCGCCCCCGTTGTACCGCCACGCTGGGGGCTCTGCTGGGGGAGGTGATTCTTCAATGCCGGAGTTTGAGTCCGAAGAAGTTGACCTCAACGACCGTAATTCTAGTGGCCGCGTCACTGGTGAGGTGTGGTCTACCGCTGAGACCGCTAAGGCCCTCGGTTGGGCTTAAAGATTCGTTAGAAAGGACATGCCGTGGCTATTAACTTGGCTTCTGCTTATATCACCATCATGCCGGATACGTCGAAGCTGGCGGGCGGTATCAAGAAGTCCCTTGCCGGTCTGGATGCTGAAGGTAAGACGGCTGGTAAGAAGCTAGCTGACGGCATGTCCAACGCCATGAAAGGCAAAGGCAAAGACGCCGGCGGTGACCTAGGCAAGGAAATCACCGACGCCATGGGCCGCGCCGTGAAGGGTGAGGGCACGAAGGTCGGCAAGATTATTGGCGGCGACGTGTCGAATTCCTTGGATGGTGAGGCCGAGAAGGCGGGTAAGTCTTTCGGGCAGAAGCTGTCGTCGGCGATGGGTAAGGCTGGGTCGTCGGTGGCGAACTTCTCCAACAAGTTTAAGGTTCATGCTGGTGTTGCCCTGGGTGGTTTGACTGCGCTTGGTAAGGGTGCGGCTGATTATGCGGCTGAGGCTGAGCAGTCCTACGGCGCGGTGGAGTCCATTTTTGGTGAGCACGCTGCGAAGATTAATGATCTGTCTAAGACGGCTGCTGATTCTGTTGGTTTGTCGGGGCGTGAGTATCGTGAGCAGGCGTCCTATATGGGCGCGATGCTGAAGAACTTGGGCACCCCAATGGAGGAGCTTGGCGGTAAGTCTGCTGACCTTGTGGCGATGGGTGCTGACCTTGCTGCCACGTTTGGCGGGCCGACGTCTGATGCGGTGTCTGCTTTGGGTGCTGTGCTGCGTGGTGAGACTGACCCGATTGAGCGCTATGGTATTTCGATTAAGCAGGCTGACATTAACGCCAAGATGGCCGAGATGGGGATGGATGGTCTGACTGGTGAGGCCGAGAAGCAGGCTAAGGCTCAGGCTACGCTGGCGTTGTTGACGGAGCAGTCTGCGTCGGCACAGGGACAGTTTGCGCGTGAGACTGATACGGCGGCGCATAAGTCGCAGGTGGCGCGGGCGAAGATTGATGATGCTAAGGAGACTATCGGCACGGCGTTGCTGCCTGTGGTGGCTCAGCTGTCGGAGATGATGGCGAAGGTTGCTGAGCAGGTTGGTAAGCATCCGCGTTTGTTTTTGTCGTTGGCTGGCGCGGTGGGTGCGGTGTCTGCTGCGATTGTGGGTATTGCGTCTGTGGCGTCGGTGGTTAGTGCGCTTGGTGGCATGGCGAAGATTGCCAGTGTGGCGTCGAAGGCGATGGCTGGGTTGAAGGTCGCTATGGCGGCGGTGACTGGCCCGGTTGGTCTTATTGTCGCTGGTATTGCTGCTGTTGTTGCTGGTCTTACTTTGTTCTTCACTAAGACCGAGACGGGTAAGAAGCTGTGGGCATCGTTTACTCAGTTTCTTGGCCAGGCGTGGGATTGGATTGTTGGTAAGTTCCAGGCTGGTATTAGCTGGATTTCTACCACTTTCGGCCCGGTGTTTTCTCAGATTGGGCAGGTTATTTCCGGCGCGTGGGATGCCACGGTGGAAAAGGTATCCGGTGCTATTGCCCGGGTTAAGGAGATCATTTCTGGCGCCCTGACTTTTTGGCAGACGGGTGAGACTACTGATTTTGCTGCCGCGCTGGGCATTAGTGAGGATTCCCCAATCTTCACTGCACTGACGTTCCTGCGCGATAAGTTCGTTGAGGTTAAGGACTTCGCGATTGACGCATGGGGCCAGATGCAGGAGAATTGGGCCACGTTTACTACTGGGTTTGGTGAGTTCTACCAGACGTGGATTCAGCCGGTGGTTGATGCTTTCGGTACGGCGTTTAATGCTATTGCGCCGGTTGTGTCTGCTGCGTGGAATGCTTTAGGTAGCGCTATTTCTACGGTGTGGAATGGTGTCATTAAGCCGGTGTTTGACGCGTTTATGCAGGTTGCGTCGGTTGTGTTCCCGGCTATTGCGGCGATTGTTAAGACCGTTGTGGGTACGGCGTTCCGCATTATGGGTGATGTTATTTCCACGGTGTGGAATAGCGTTATTCGCCCAGCGTGGGATGTTATGCGCTCGGTGTTCGGCATCGTTGCGGACGTTCTGACTGGTAATTTCTCGAATCTGGGCAACCGGTTTAGTGAACTGGGCCAACGTATTCGGGCTTTGGTTGTCGGCGTGTTTACGGGCGCGTTTAACTTGCTGAAGTCTGTGGTGACTAATTCGCTGAACGCTGCGAAGGCTGTCATTGGTATCTTCAAGCAGGCCGTCGTCAGCATGGTGAATATATCCAAGGAAAAGATTAATTCCTTGGTGGCTGGTTTCCAGGCTATGCCGGGCAAGATTAAGGCCGCGTTTGCTGGTGCTGGTTCGTGGCTGTTGGACGCTGGTCGCAGTATCATTAGTGGTCTTGCCCAGGGTGTTCGTAACGCTGCTGGCATGGTGGAGAACGCGATTCGTGCAGTCATCCCAGATAACCTAGAGCGCTTCGTTCCAGGCCTGTATCTCGGCGGTGTGGTGCCAGCGTTTGCACGCGGCGGCGTACTACCAAACGTGCCCGGTTTTACCAAGAATGACCGCGACCCTATCCTTGGCTGGTCTAAGGAAAAGAAGCAGCCCATTGCTCGCGTGGAGCCGGGCGAGTTCATCGTCAACCGCGACGCCACTAAGAAGTACGGTCGCCTGTTGGCCGCTATCAACGGTGGCAAGCTGAACGGCAAAAAGGGTGATTTTGGGTTACCCGGCTACGCCAACGGCGGTGTTGTTGGGTTCAGCGACGTGTTGAAATTCCTGCGCGGTGGCAGTGTCAACGGCCAGAAAGCATCCGGGTCGCTTGAAGGCTGGACCTACGAGAATTACCCCGCTGACCCGAACGCGTGGGGAGACTGTTCCTATACCTCGGGAAAGGTTGCAGCGCTAACCACGGGGGAGAACACGTCAGGGCGCAAGTACGCCACCATGTCGCAGGGCCAGTGGCTCGCCGCGCACGATTTTAAGCGTGGTCGCGGCCCAGGCAAGGACGCCTTAGAGACCGCGTATTTTAACGGCGGTCCATGGGGAGGCCACACCGCATCCACCATCTTCGATTCGGCTGGTAAGGCTCTGAACTTCGAGATGGGCGGCGGTCGAGGTAACGGCCAGATTGGCGGCGCTGCTGCTGGCTCTCGTCACTCCCAGTTCACGGACGTGTGGTGGCACCCACTAAAGAGTGCTGCTGGTAAAGCTCTTAGTGAGGGAAAGATTGTTAGTACGTCCACTAAGGGTGTCACTGTTGACGCCGGTGAGGGTAATAAGTTCCAGGCGGAGACTATCGACTGGGGCGAGGCGTCGAAGTATGGCACGGACTGGGAGAAGGAAGCCGACCGTGCCAAGAAGCTGCGCCGTTGGTCTGCCGGTATTTTCGATACTGGTGGAATCCTGAAGCCGGGCAATTTTGCGTTTAACGCTTCTGGCAAGCCTGAACGTGTCCTTGACCCGCGTCTTACTGTCGCGGTGGAGAAGGTGGCTGAAACGTCGCCGGCGTTGGCTAAGTCGATGGATAACTTGGCGAAGGTCAACTGGGATAACGTTGGCGCCCAAGTATCTGAGGGTTGGGCTAAGCGCATGGACGGCTACCAGTCGTTTGCTGGTGCGCAGGCGCGCAGTATTCAGCAGGGCGACAAGATGGGTGCCTACCTGTCTAATGTTGGCCTGTCTGAGGGTCTGGGTCTTGCCGACCAGATTGGCTCCTTGATTGGTATCGACGGCATTAAGTCCACGTTCGGTGGCGTTGTCGGCGCCTTCGAGGACATGGAAGATGCCGCTGTTGCCGAGGTTGATGCTTCCGATGCGGTTAAGCAGGCGGAAAAGAATCTTGCTAAGGCGCGCAAGGAAGGCTCCCCGGAGGACGTTAAGGCCGCCGAGGAGGAACTGACTAAGGCTCGTGGTGCAGTACAGCTTGCCGCTCGTGCTACCGGCCAGGCCCAGGTTGCGATGATGGTGGAGCTGGCAAGCCTCGCCATCAACCTGATTAAGGGTGTCTTCAAGTTCATTGAGGGCAAGATTCAAGGCGTTATGCAGGCCCACGTGACTGCGTTTAAGTCGGTTGGGTCTGCTATGGAGTCCGTGGGCAAGTTGGACGCGGAAGTGTTGAAGCTGCGTGAGTCTGTGACTGGCCTGTTTCTTGACCAGGCTATGGCGCAGATTGAGTTGGCGTCTGCGGCTCGTAACGTGCGTATCGCCCAGATGGATGGTGTCACTTCCCAGTTGGAGGCGACGAAGACTC